TACATTCGTATTCATCTGGAACACCTGGCCAAGACCAATCTATTGCTCCCATACCACCTGAAGGATCGCATCCTGCTAGTAATGGTACTACTGATAATATTAAAATCTCTTTACGGATGCTTCCAATTAGTTTCTTCATTCTTCCTCTAATAGTTTTGAAAAATCATTGACCTTTTCAAATCTAAGACAACGCTTAAACTTGTCCATAAGTAAGTCACCCTTATGTGATATAACAAATAGATTAGTTCCTCCTCCTAACTTCAAAAGTATAGAAAGTAATTCACTTGTAGCAGATGCATCAAGAGAACTATCAAAAACTTCATCAAGTATAAGAAGATTAGTAGCAGCAGAATTCTTCATACGTGCAACTTCTCTCCATGTAAAAAGAAGAGCTAAGTCAATCTTCTGTTTCTCACCTTCGGAGAAAGAAGCATAACTAAACTCATCTCTAAATCTACTCTTGATTACCTCATTAAACTCCTCGTCAAGAGTAAAGTTAACAAAGAAATCCATTGTATGTAGATATTTATTAATGAGTCCATTAAATATAGGAATGTATTTTTTTATAATTTGTTTCTTAATACCAGAATCTTTTAGTAATTTTCCAACTACATTATACTCATCTAATGTTTGATTTGATAAAGCACAATCATCTTCTATTATTTTAAGTTCATCATTCAATCTATCTAATATTTTATTTTCTTCATCAATCTTAGGACTAGTTAAATCCTTTAACTCTGTATCAATATCTAAATTCTCTTTTTTTAATCTAAGTATATCTCTATCTAAAGAAGAAACTTCACTTCTAACACTATACATCTCCTCACATATTTTTTCTATCTTATCAATAGTAGATACAATCTCATCAATATTTTTTTCTATACCCTCAGCATCAGTTGTTAATCCTGATCCAGTTGTTGTTAAAGAACTCATTCTAGTTTCTTTAAACCCATCACTAATTACTTGTGTACATGTAGGACACTCATCATGTGTTTCAAGAAACTTAATCTCTTTAGTAAGTCTCTTTAATTCAGTTTTATTTTCAGTTTGTTTATCACGTAATCCCTGTAATAACGTACGTTGTGTTTCAATGCCCTGACACCCATCCTCCAACTTCTTTAACTTCCTTTTGTTTGATGTCTTTTGTTTACTTTTTTCTTTTATTTTACTTTCATTTAAGTCGTATTTCTCTTGCTTTTCTTCCTTCCTATTTGTGTTTATTTCTTTTAAAGAATTAATTAATCTTTCCTGTGACGTAACTCTCTCTTCTGCAATATCTTTTAAATAAATAGTGTCTCTATTTTTTGTGTTTTGAGTCCTAACTCTATCCTTTAAGATAGTATTCATGTATGAGAAGATCTGGATATCCAATAGATCTTCGATAACTTCTCTCCTGACACTTGCTCCGAGCTGCATGAATGGGACAAATGTGGATGAACCAAGGATGACGACTTGGGTAAAACTTTTGTAGTTAAGTTTGAGGACTGATTGTTCCAAGTATTTCTGCGTGTCTTTGGCAGCAGCATCTTGATCAACCATCTTGTTATTTTTATAAACCTCGAATAGGTTGGGTTTCGCACCTCTGAAAACTCTGTATTCATCTTTGCCTATAGAAAAACATACTTCAACTTTTAAACCTTTTTCATTAATACTGTTAACTAATTGTCCTCGATTGATCTTTCTAAATGGTTTATTGAAAAGACCGAAACATAAAGCATCTAACATGGTACTCTTTCCAGCACCATTAGTTCCAACAATTAAAGTGGAAGTAATATCATTAAGTTGTATTTCAGTCCATTGATCACCAGTGGAAAGAAAATTCTTCCACTTAATACTTTCAAATGTAATCATTCCGATTTTGTTGGAGGTAGAATTAAATCATTTTTGGTGACAATTGAATAAGCATATCCAAATTTATCACAATTGATAGCAACAGAATCAACATCTATTTCCATCAATTCTAATTTTCTTTTGTAGTCAATAGCTTGTAACTGCTCAAGATATCTTACAGCATCATCCTTTTGCTCAAACATATGAACGGTTTTAACGTTCTTATTATTTGGAAGAGCATAAACACCGCCAGTATCCTGTTCAGTTAAAATAAACATTAGAGTTCTGAAGCCTCCAAGTACAATGATCTCATAATACTTTTAATATTATTTCGATCAACCTTAAGATCTATTTCATCTATGTAGTTGTCTAGTAATGTCATTGTGTCTTCAGTTTCTACAACCGAATCACCCTTTTCTAAATCAACACTTAAATCTTCTACGATCTTAAGATCGGCTAAACCAATATCTTGGAGTTGCCTCACTACATAATCAAACTTAGCATAGTCACCTTTGTCTTCTACTATGAGTTTGACGAAGGTTCCTTTAATTTCTTCTTCAGGCGGTATAGTAACTCCACCATTATAATACAACTTATGAAAAGTGTCAAAGGGATTTCTATAAAAAGTAGTTCGTAGAGTTTCCGTGTCAAAGACATGGAATCCTCTTTTTTGTCCGTAGTCATTCCAATACAATTGATAGGGGTTACCAAGGTAATAGCAATTATCCTTATTAGATTTAGTATGATAATGTCCTGAGAATACCTTCTTAAAATTTTTAAAGATGGTCATATCAGTACCCTTATCCATCACATGACCTGGATGAGCTTCAAAGCCGTTAAGCTCAAGATGGCCCATACAGACAGGTGCAGTACTTTCTGAGATGCTTCGTAGGGTTCTGTCGTAGTTCTCATCACATATCCAAGGAAGTAATAGAATGTCAGTACCGTCAAAAGTACAGGTAGTAGGTTCAGTGATAACATCTATATCGTATCCTCCTAGTAACTCATCTGGTGAGTTAATCCTTAATGTGTTCTTATAATATATGTCATGGTTACCAACCAAGGCAGTCATCTTACATCCCAATTCTTTAACAGGGTCAAACCACATCTCCTTCGCTGCTTCCAGAGACATAAAGTTAACATACTTACGTCTATCAAACGTATCACCTAAATTTATAATCTCTTTAATACCTGATGCTTTAAGAAAAGGTATTACAATTTTACTATAGAATTTTTTATAGTGTTCAACAAAATGAAGATTATCATTACGAACACCAAAGTGTTGATCTGTTATGAGTAAGATCTTCATCTCTTCTGATTCATTTCAACACGATTTTTTATACCATGATAATCAGTACTAGTATCACCATCAGTTGAGAACACATGGTCATATCCAGACTTCTCTAAAATTTTATCTTTAATGTCCATTTGACGTTTCTCTTTAGCAATACGACGTAGGAACGCATAATACACTATCTGTGTAAAATATGCAAATGGATTTTTACTTTTAGCAGGATCGAAATTATCTATGTACTGTATACAATTTTCTATACCATCACAAACCATATCATCTTTATACATGTAGTTAATAAAGTTTGGTCTATATGATAAGTGTGTTGCTATCTTAAGAAAACATCCACCAATATAGTTATTAACACGAGGTTTAGGAAGACCTTGTTCTTCAGCAATTGCAACCTTCTCCTTATACTTAACAATGGCAGCTAGGAAGTCTGCATTATTAACATAGTGTTCTTTCTTCTTAGCAACTCTTTTCATTATCGATCTCGATTATGATTCTATTATAATAGAGCTTGACAAAGTTGTCAAATTTGTATAGACTAACCATGTCAAGGGTTCAGGGATATATTATGAATAATATAATTTTTCAAATATTTGTCTAGCGTGTTTAATTGATCCTATATAACCTTGAGTATTTTCTAATTGTGTTTCTCTTCTGGCCGAACGCTCTTCTTTTTTAGAGGGTGGTTCTTCGTTAGCTAAAAATCCTTCATACATAAACGTTACTTCTTTAGACATAGAAGCAACACTTAGTACATCTTTTTCTCTAACTATAAAAAAATCTTCGTCAGATAATTGCATCCACTTGTGAAATCCCATACCTCTTAAAACTTTTCCCTTACCCATGTCTTGATTAACAACTTGTATACATACAGGGTCTTGAAGAAAACATAGAGTCTCATTATCTTGATTAGTTAATACAGCTTTAGCAAGCACTTCTTCTCCACTAACGAGTTTAAAAACTCCGTAGAATTCATCGTCATGTTTAGCGTAATTAATTGCCATGAGTTTTGAGTTTAATCTCTACAATTTCATAATTAAAATTTTCTTCTTTATAGATTTTGAGTCTTTCAAAGAGATGGAGAAGAGTATAATTCTTCCCATTATCTCTACTGATATCGTCAGCTATATCATATAGTGTTGCTACTTCTTTTCCCCTATACTGTCGAAGTACCCTCCCGATAGACTGGAGGTTACGGACTCTGGACTTGCTTGGGGAGGCGAAGATGACGTTGTGCAACCGTTTAATGTTAATCCCAGTACTGAAAGTGCCATAACTGGCAACAATAATTTGATCATTTTCATTTTCAACTAATCTCCGAATTTGTTCTCGATCATCGACATCCACTCCACCATAAACTAAATGTACTGGTCTGTCGGTATGACTATTTATCATCTCATACAGAGGCAGACCGTGTTTTTCCACGTAGTTGAATAGTACCAACGTGTTTCCTTTTAAATCACAAACTAAATTACGGATAAAATGATTACGTTGTTCATGTTCGCAAAGGTATTCCATCTCATCTTGATACCCTTCAAAGATCTGTTCATCATGTTTGAGAAGAATAACTTCAACTTTCAATTGAGCAACATGACCTTTCTTCATTAGATCAGATGTCTTAGTAACCTTTGTACATTTACCAAAGACACCTTCTAATACTAATTGATTACATTCAGTACCATCTAACGTACCAGTAAATCCAATACGATATTTACAACCATGAAGTTTATTCATAATTGAAGTAAGTGATTTAGCTTTAAAAAGATGAGCTTCATCACCAATCACAACATTAAATTTTTCAAACCATTTACGTGGTTCCTTATAAATTGATTGCCAAGTTGATATAACTACATTGTGGTCTGTATACTTTTCCTTACCACCATAAATTCTATGGCAATGATCCTTTACGTTCCAACCATACTCTTTAAAGTCTTTATACATTTGCTCGACAAGAGAAGTAGTTGGTACTATAATAAGGACATTCCTTTTAACATTCACATGAAACCGAACCAATGAATAAATCATTAAGGATTTCCCGCTTGCAGTTGGCGACAATAGGAGTGCTCTGTTGTATCGTAGGGACTCGTATATTGCTGCGTACTGGTAATCCCGAACCTTTACTGGAAGACGCAAAGCCTTCACAAATCCAACTACAGACTCAGGAGTTATTAATTCATTCTGATCCTTGGGATGTCCAAAATGTTGAGATTCCAAATACTCAACCTGATACCCTCGGTCCTTTGCCCATTCAATTAGATAATCTATTAAACCGCAATAGATCTCTCCAGTAGCAGGTGAATATAATCTTACTTTACCATCCCAACCTTTGTATCTCCTCGTCTTCTGCATGTATTTTGCAGAGGGGATTTCAAAGGTAAAAAATTCTGCTGCCTCTTTGTGGAGATGAGGCTCTGCTTGTACTTTTAAATAAACTTCGTTCTTCTTCTGAATAACGAGATCTGCCATGATTTACATTCCACTTTGAAATCTCTCCCACTCAATAGCATTTTTAATCTGGTAGTTACGACTATTAATTTGACGCAACACACCATCAAGAAAGAAGATCGTTTGTTCTATATAGTCGATCTTCAGTTGTAGCTTTCTGACCTCATCATCAGCAGCAATAAACATTTTAATTTCATCGTTTGTAGTAAGTTTTAAATCAAACGGTGCTGTTTTATATACACTTGTTGATGATTTACCTTTATAGTATACCCACTTATCTCTAACCATCATTCTCATTTCAGACTCTCTATCTTTTTTCATTAGAGAGAATGTATTAAAAAACTCCATATATCTCATATGGAGTTGAGGTATCCTTACAGATTCTTCACCATACTTATCAGGATCAATGATACTATCAATCTTCCACATATCCTGAAGTTGTTCTAAATTCATTAGATACCTTGGTCTTTAGTTTTTTCAAAAAATTCTTTCATTGATGACGATACATCAGGTGGATCTGGATATTTGTATCCTTTAATCTTCATCCACTTCTGACGTAATGCACCAAGATACCATGACTGAGATAGACTCTTAGGTCCATTCTCTAGTAAGTCAAGTTCTTTTGCATTACTTGTGTATGCTTTGTATTCTTCTCTCCAATTAGAATCATCCCATTCTGCAGTGGATTCTTCCCTTGGATTATCACCCTTTCTTAATCCCATTGGATCTACCTCCCATACCACATTATGTATAGACCTTAATACCCTAGCACGAATTTAAAAATTTTGCAACTACCTCAATTTCTGTTGGTTCTTATCTCTGACTTCGTAGAGTACATACTCGAAGGATGCTGTTGCAGTTAGATAATCATTATCCGTTCCAGTAACATCAAAAGGCATAGTTGATAATGATACTGGAAATACATTTTTAAATACTACATCAAAGTTAACTAAATTATTATTATTCAATACTTGTAGAGTTGCATCCGAATACCTATAATCATTAAATCCCTTATATTGACCTGTTGGTATGTTAGGATTCCTATTAGCATTTTTAAATATCTCTGCTTCATCATCTCCTTGTGGAACACCAAGAGCTCTTATCCAATTATGGAGTTCCATATAATTTCTAAGATCCTCATCAACAATAAATTCTATATTCAATTCCCCATATTGGACATTACCTTCTATAGGAATTGGAACCATACCCCTAGTAGGAATATCAACTTTACCTAAAGTTAAAGATGGTATCTCTGCTTTCTGACACAAGAAGGAAGTCTTTCTTGCTTTCTCAAGCAAGAAGACAAATCCTATAGGTGATAAGAAATTTTTATTTGTAAGTTGGTCCTGATACCAGTTTGCCATTAGCCCTACTTTTTAATTATTTATCTTTGATCCATCCCCTTACCTTGGATGTAGGTTGTCTAGAAAAATATTTCACCAACTGTGGTAAGTATGATACCCAGAAATCTACTTCAGATATATTTTTCTTAACCTCCCATTCTTTAACTTCTTTTTCTAAAAGAATCCTAGCTTCCTTTGATGATATAGAAGCATGATGAAAATGGATCTTATCTGATAAAATTTCTAAGGTAAATTCTTTATTCGTTACCTTATCACCCATAACTTCATCTGTATGTGAACCCCACTTGGGTGCTTTCATTCCTGTGTATTTCATATGTGTAAATTGCATATCGATTCTGGATCCCAACAGTCTGGGCATTCCATCTCTTGTTCATAACTGTGTAATTTATGTATGACCTTATCATACTTAGAAGCAAGATCCTTATCCTGACTTCTTATAATGCTTCTGTAATACTCACACGCATGTAGCATACGTGCTATATCTTTTTCATGAAACTGCATGTTACTATCCCTGCCATATCAAATCAGGCATTGATTGTTGCCCTGGTCTATTCACAATCAATAATATAAAGTATCCAACAAACCAAATGATGTTGAATAACCATGCTTGCCTCCAGAAATATTTTCTGACTGCCATAGATCTAAGAATCTCAGGTGCTTTGTCCTGTGATCTAAAGATTTGTTCTATAATAAATGCAATGATTGTTGCTATCACTAAAGGATAGAATACAAAGTTTGCGAATGACATTACTGCTATTAAAAAAGTCATCTTAGATTAACATCCTTCTGAATCGTGTTCCATATCATAATAAACTTGAGTGATTGATAAACCATTATCCTTTTTCCTTAAGGTATAAACATAATTTAATACATGTTCACGAACATCCATCAACTCATTATAACATTTTTGATTATGAGCGCAAGATCTTAAGGTAGTGTCTGGTTTCTGAACAGACTCAATAAAGATGTCAACTGCACGATTATACTTATCAACTTTTGATTCAGTATCATCCACTGATTTTTGATCCTTCATCCAGTTCACCTCCATCGAAACAGTGTGGTTCAGAGTTCTCTTTAATTACTTCAATCAACTCCTCTCTATGCAATGGTTTGGATTTATTGAGGTTATCAATAATTTCCTGACCACTTTCACAGGTAAGAAGACTAGCAGCAAGTAATTCGATCATAACTCTCCGTATGCCCTGTTATTTATTTTACCACGTCCCAATGATCATCGCAAGTGGCACTGATGGCAAACTTGTATCTACCTGAGATAGATGAAAGATATATCTTACCATACTCTCTCTTATCAACACGACAAGAGTGAAGTCGATCCATAGAATTAGAGAATCTCTCTTTTGCGTCCAAAGATTTTGGATTCACGCAAATAAACTCTTTCTTCATTAGAAATACCTCAATTCAAGAGTGCTGATTGCTGCAAAGGCAAGACGAACTCCCCAGTGCATCGCCCAGACGAAAGAAGCAATGAAGAGTAATTTCTCCTTGCTTGTCATCTCTTTACTCATACTTTTTATTAAACTGCATATAGTATAACCCCTCCAGAAGAACTGAAGGGGTTATGTGTGACACTTTGTAATGTGATCTATAGACCTGCTGCGTCTAGTCTTGCTTTCAGTGCATTATTCTCAGAAGAGAGTTCCTTGACTGCATTAACAAGAACAGGAATTAATTTTCCTTGTTTTGCCTCTAACTTATCAGGATTATCTTCCATCACCAAATCAAGATAATCATG